TATCTAGATTTACCTGTTCCTAATTCTCTTGCCATTATATCGTGAGGTGCAATATGATCAGAATAAGCATAATCTTTTTCGGAAAGTACATCAACGTAATGTGCTAATGATTCTCCTGAGTTTTCGTAATAGTCTATTAGGTGTACCTCTTGTCCAACTCTTTGTGCAAACCAAATAGCTGTACTATCTCCGATCCCCAAATCCCACCAGGTTTCCACACCTACGTTTTCGTCTACAGGCACGTAGCCAATTCTTCCTTCTTTATCGGCTTTAGTTATCAGTCGACCATAATAACTTCCTGACACTGCTGCAGTAAACGAACATTCAAATTCTTGTTCAAACTGCTCAGGCGTCATGATTGCACGTGCCTGCTCCAGTTCCTCCTCTGGAATGACATTGGTGTCAGATGCTCGATATAGTTTCCCATACCAATCTTTATGACCTCGTTGAGCATAGTCAAATACTTCCCAGAATTGATTATGCCCCATTGGTGTTCCGATAAATAGTACCCATCCTAATTTATCAGCCACTGCAGGTCTTACAATTTCAGTCCATACTCGAGGAGCCATGATAGCATATTCGTCTAAGACGACTGCATCAAATCCCATTCCTCGAATTGAATCTGGATTGTCTGCACCAAATATTTGAATACGTGATCCATTAAAAAGATCTATTCTTAATTCAGTTTCATTCCTACTACCACCAAACTGCATTAGTGGTTTTGTATAAAATTTTAAATATTCCCAAGCAATAGCTTTACCTTGTCTATAAGTCGGAGCTATAAATGCACATAAACTCCTAGGCTTGTCTGCTGCTGTTCTAATTAATTCGTTTATTGAAAGTACTGATTTCCCAAATCGTCTGTGACAAACTAGGACACTAAATCTTTTTCTAGTATTGTGTACTTCTCTTTGATATTCTCGAGGTTTATAAGGAACCTCAATTATCTTAACTTTCTTCTTTTTGCCATTGGACTTTGATTTGGACTGGTTCATCTATCCCTACTCTTGAAGTTGTACTAGCTAACCTTGGATGAACAAAAGGTGCTGCCTTTTCAGCTGCATACATTTTTCGTTCAGGTGAGCTTGCAGGATTGTTTAACACAGATAAAAGGTAATCCAAAGGAGAATGTTGGTATTTTCCAGCCATTTCTTCCATAGATTTCCACAGCTTTTTAGTTTTAGCTCCTAAAGGTCTACCAGCACCTTCTCTTTTACCACCATGATTTTGTTTATCTTCTTGCTTATCTTCCATTATACCATCCATTTCCCACCGTATTTACCATATTGTGGTTGCGTAACAGTTCTTCTAAGAGGTCTTTTTTGAATTCTTGGACCTATTTTAACTGTTGATGCCAAAGTACCTAAAGCTAATGCTGGACCAGGAAATCTTAAAAGAGCTTTACCAATATTTGTAGCAATTTTACCTGTAGAAGTAGCTAAACCAACAGTTGGCTTCACATATTTGCTATAAACAGGCGTAGTTGCTGTAGAAACTTTTTTCCAGTTTTTTTTAGCAGATTTTTTAGTCTGCTTCCAAAACCCAACTACATTGGCAGCCTTTTTAACATTCTTTTTTTTCTTTTTATTAGCCATATCTAACTTTCTTTCCCTTTTTTTTAGCTGCTTTTTTCGCTGCAGCTTTACCCTTTTTTGTATATGGGTATTTTTTATTTCCTACTTGTGGCATTTATGTTCCTTTCTTTTTTTTTCCATTAGTCAGTTTTTTATATCCAGCATATCCACCTACAATCAATCCTGCAGCTCCTAAATCTGTAGCTACATCATAAGGAGAATATTCAGGCATCCATTTAGATTTAGGAAAAAATGGTTTTTTCCATCCTGTTTTCTTTGGTATTCTAAATCCTACTGGTTTTTTAGCTTTAGGCAATTTTTTAACTGCTGTATATGCTTTAGCC